TGCCTTTGTACGGCAATCCCAAACTCATCGTTCACCTCCCATGATTGCTCCCACGATGCCCACCAAGGTCACTATGATCAAGACTTTGATAATAAGTTCCGTATTCAAACTTGCCCTCCCTTCTGAGCTTTGCCGCCTGCGGGCCGCGCACGTAACGCGTTCCAGCCAGTGACGGAACCGCCATTGCCGCGTCAGGCCTCCACCCGCGCTGCAGCCTGCTGGCGATGTTTGACTTCTTCAGTCCGCTTTCCGCCGCCATCTCAGCGACCGTCAGCATCCGTCCGCCGCCCACGTCATACCGCGCAACCGGCTTGCTGTTCGTATTCTTCAACCCGTACTTCTCCATCCAGTGCAGGATGGTTGTGTGGTGCATCCCTGATGCCTTGGCGATGTCGTGGTTGCTCATGCCCTGCCTGATGCACTCTTCCAGCACCGCCTTGTCCCAGTAGTCAATCTTGCCGCGGAAGTACGCGTACGCCGGTCTGGTCGGTACGCCATGCTTCTTCATGTGGTCTCTGACCGTCGACGGGCTGACATACAGCTTGTCCGCCATTTCCTCAAGGGTGAGGCGTTCGTCCCAGTACATTCGCCGGAGCACTTCGGGATCGCGATAGTCCTCTACTTTTTCCATCTTCCTGTCCTCTTCATTGTTTCAAACACTCTTCGTGACTGTTCGGCCTCGATCTCTTTCTGTATGCGCTTCTGTTCCTTGTCCTTGTCGTATTCAGCCCGCCATGTTATATAGTCTTTACATTTTCCATGGCATCCGGGATATCTTGCCTCGCAGTCTTTACATGGTGTTATCGACATGTGTATTCCTCCAGTGCCGTCCTGGCCTCTTCCCATCCATGGGCTACAATGCACTTGTAACCAAGGTCGGTCAGCGCCTTGATCCACTTCCTCTGCTCCATGCTGAGTCTTCCCCGCCCCGCCTTCATCTCGATGAACAGGCCGTGATAGCCATGCATCGGCACGGGATAGAACAGATCCGGAACTCCAGCCTTGACGCCCAGCTGCCGGTTGCGGATGATCCAGCCCTGACCGCCGACGCTTTCGTTCGGGATATGAAACAGGTACTGGAACTTAGGATCGGTCCTGCACCATTGGATAAGTTGTCGTTGCTCCTGTGACTCGGTCATCTTATCTTCTCTCCATCGCGCCATTCAGATCTGTTGCTCAAGGTTTAACACACGGGGAGATTAACTCCCCAGTGTTAGAACCTGAGTCAACTGATGGTTGTTTTTTCTCACGAGTTACGAGTTACTTTCCTATAAAGGGTTTTGTCACCCGTCACCCGTCGTTTTTCTCCGTCCAGACCGTCGCCGGACCGCGCTTGCATCTGAAGTACTTCCTCCCCAGGTACACGATCTCATCCTCTGATCGTTTGTGAACTACTTTATCCTCGCCGATCGTCGCCACCTCATAGTCCGTTCCGGAAGAGAACTTCTTCTTGGCGTTGCTCTCTGAGATGCCGACCGCGCCAAGTGATACCGCCGTATCCGTGCTGATGGCGATCAGGTCATCGACCGTGGAGTACCAGTCTGACCGCTCGGTCTGTTCCTTGCCCGTTCCGCGTCCGGTCGTTCCTGAGTCGTTGAAATTCGCGATGCCAAGGAAGTTCTCCGTATCGACGCGGTGTATCGGATGATCGAACCAGACACGGCGTGGACACGGCGGCGCAAATTCCCGCAGCGTTCCGCATATCTCCCAGCCGGTCAGCGTGTCGCACGCGTCCGGGTGAAGCTCTCTGTACTTGTCGGTCAGGCCGTCGACCTTCAGCTCCCGCATGTCGAGGATCGCGTCGGGATCCCGTGCGAATACGCCGGAACCGGAAGAACGATCAGCTGCATTCGCGTACTTGCCGGTTGCGCCTTTGGAATGATGGTGGCAATAGATCACCGACACCTCCATTTCCGTGGCGACCTGATCGAAATAGCTGCAGAACTTACTCATTTCAGTGGCGTTGTTTTCGTCGCCTGTGATCACCTTGTAAATCGGGTCGATGATCACCGCCGCGTAACGCTTCTGCCTGAACCTGTGTATCAGGATCGGCGCGAGCCTGTCCATCGGCACGGACTTGCCGCGCAGGTTCCAGATGGTGATATCCTCGAGGTGTTTCGGCTTGATCCCGCGCTTGTCGTAGATCTCTTTGAACCTGGCAAAGCACGAAGCCGAATCAAGCTCTAAGTTCACGTAGCAGACCTTGCCCTGCCTGCATTTCATGCCGATCCAGTCGATGCCTTCTGCGATGGAGATTGCAAGGTCGATCAGAAGGAAGCTCTTTCCGGCCTTGCTGGGCCCGGCAACAAGCATCTTGTGTCCGACTCTGAGTATCCCCGGAATGAGCTCATCCTTAAGCGGCGGCATGTTGTTCCATACTTCGGACAGCGCCGTGTCCTTCGGCAGGTCATCGACCTGTGACTCTCTCCATTCGATCCAGTCGTCGTATGACTTCGCGCCGATGTTGCGTTCGACAATGTATTGCCAGTTATTGCCGCGTTTGACGCCCGGAAGGCGGCTGAACCTGCTTTCGTTCTTGTCCTGTTCGTCCGGCGTCAGACCATTCTTCTTGCAGAACTCGTACAGCTCCCGGACACGTGCCTTGTACTGCTGGGCGTTCTCTGCGTCGACTCTGGTAATTGCGTGCAGGCTCTTGCCGCCGGAATGAACCAGGAATGTGACCGGCAGGTTCATCTCTCTGATCAGCGCGTACTGCTTCTCGATGCTGTCCGTGTCGGACTCGATCAGGCAGTACTTCCAGCGCGTCACGTTCGCGTTGTTCTCGCCGTTGCCGTCCAGAGGGTTGAACCGCACGTAAGCACCAGCGCCGTCCGTCGGCGTACCAAGTGCGTTCTCGATAGAGCCGCTTCTGAGCTTGTCGATGATATCCCCCGCCGTGCGCCGGTAAATGGTCTGTGCCGGTTTCCATCCGTCATCAGTCATTCGGAAGTTCACGCAGTACCCGACGAAGTCTTCGGGCCGGAACAGCGTGCTGAAGTATTCCAGCATATCGCCCTTCGGGTCGTACTTGTCCGGCACTTTCGGGATCTTCTCGACGCTGACGAAGGACGGGTCGACGATGATCTCATCCAGAAGCAGGTTGTGAATATCGTAGACGGTCTCGTCCCGCTTCGGTGCGTATCCGTAGCTCGCCGCGATATAGTGGAGCGTACCGCCGGTCACATCATCGCGCCGGAACGACCGCCACTTGCGTTCGCACTCGCCGTGCTTATACTTGGTTCCGCGGGCGGACCAGCTGTCCCATACGGTCCAGTCGGCCCCCTCCCGCTTCAGCGCCATTCCGACCTTCAGCCATTCGTCATAGCTGCAGTCCGGCGGGATCACGTTTAGCATGTCGTAGTCGATCATGATCCTGCCTCGTTCTTATCTCTGTAGATGATCAATACATCGCGTATCTGATGCGGTTCCGCTGGATCATCCTCGTTCGGCGCGGAAAAGCTCGATATCTTAATGTCGATGATCTCCACGTCGTTTCTGTGCCGGAAAAGCCACTTGTTCATTTCGTCTTCCCGGTACGCGGTAAAGTCGTTGCAAAAATAAAACCATTTAACCTTAGTCATGCAGCCTCCATCTCTTCCAGTCTACCGCTGCCAGCGCGGACAGCTTCTTGCTTGCCTGTTCAAAGCTCCAGTCGATCGGATCATATCCGAACTTCTGCAGCGTCTTGATCTGCCTCACCGTCGCCTTGCCCTCTTTGGAGCGCGCGATCAGTTTGTCGAGCATCTTCGAGCAATAGCCTTTCGTGGAGCCTTCCGCATCGACGCCGAACTTTTCCAGGACCTCGACCTGTTTCTGCGTCGGTTCTTCAGTTTCCCATTTGAACGTGGGTTCATAGTCGGCAAGTCCGATATCGTCCAGAACCGAGAATAGTTCCAGCGGGTTGATCAGCTTCGACTTCTTCCGCTTCTGCTTTGCGAGCGCTTCAGCCAGTGACTGCCGCCTTGCCGCTTCCGCATCCGACACCGCGCCGAACAGGTCGATTTCCTCATCGGTTGACGCCTTGACCACCGCGCCGATGTCGTCTTCATTTTCGGATACCAGCGACGCGGGCTTGCATAGATTGTGCTTGTTCGTCAGCCACAGGAAGTCCAGGATCAGCAGATTTTCTTTTCCCGGTGACAGCCTCGTCCCGCGTCCGACCATCTGGCAATACAGGCTCCTGATCTTTGTTGGTCTCAGCACTACCACGCAGTCGCATGACGGGCAGTCCCATCCCTCAGTCAGGAGCATGGCATTGCACAGCACCGCGCCCGGCCCGGCCTTGTCGAACCATTCGAGCGTCTCTTTCCTGTCCGCGCTTTCGCCGTTCACTTCACGCGCACCGGGTATCATTCCGGCGAGCTCCTGTGCTATACTGATAAGGGGGCAAAATACGACGGTCTTCCTTCCGGCGGCCTCGATCTGTATCGACCTTGCAATTTCGGGCAGATACGGTTCCAGGGTCTCCGCGATGGAGTCGACCTGGAAGTCGCCGATGCTGACCTTGACGCCGGTCATGTCAATTTCGAGTGGGATCGTTTTCGCCATGATCGGCACAAGGTATCCGTCTTTGACCGCCGTCTTCAGACTGTATTCATAGGCAATGCCGTCGAAGTACTCAGCGAGGCCGCGTTTATCTCCCCTGTCCGGCGTTGCTGTCACACCAAGGACTTTCGCGTTCCCAAACTGTGACAGCAGCGTCTGATACGACGTGGACAGCACGTGATGCGCTTCGTCGATGATCACAGTCTGGAACGCGTCCGTGTAGTCCCGTCTGCACATCGTCTGCACGGATCCGACCGTCACGTCCCGGATCTCGCACTCCGATGCCTTGATCTTGCCCGGCATTTCGCCGAACATGGACGCGTACTTATCCCGCGCCTGTTCGATCAGCTCTTCCCTGTGCGCGAGTATTAGTGTCTTCCCCGGCCTGTCGTGTGCGATGGTGTTGAATACGACCGTTTTCCCGCATCCGGTCGGAAGGACCAGCAGCTCCCGCTGCCAGTCCATCCAATGGTCGTTTATCGCTTTGACCGCTTCCTGCTGATACGGTCTTAAGTTAATCGATGAACGGGATGTCATCGCCTCCATCACCTACCTCCAGAAAATCATCCTTCTTCTTCCATGCCTCATCGTTCAGCGTAACTGCCGGTGCTTTTGATGGCGGGTAGAAGGTCTGCACGCGGTTGAATTCGTTGCCGTTGGAGCTCTCGACGATCACGATGCTGCATACACCCTCGAGGCCGTCGATCTTGTCCATGTCGATCTTGACCTTGCCCTTTTCCGGAACCATGCCGACGCATTCCACGAACTGCCTGATCGCGAACAGCGCCTTCTTCCATACGTTCAGACTGTTCCGGACCGTCACGGTCTTAGTGGCTCCGTCCTCGATGATGGGGATCTCCAGATAGCACGTGATCTGCTGGGTGTTGGGCGGCAGCTTTTCCGATGTAGCGTAGCCGACCTCGTGGGATGCGACCTTGAAGTGATAGTCTCCTTCCGGAAGGACGTAAAATGAATTGTCGTCGAGTTCCAGGTTGTTGATGTTAAATTCAGCCATTGCTTGCTTCCTTTCTTGCGCAGTCCATGCACATCACTTTCTTGAACTTGGTTTTCGTTGCTGCGGCGATCTCTTTCGCGGTCCTTCCACCGGCGGGCATGATCGCCTTCCCGCATACCTCGCAGAGCACGACTTCGTCCACGGGACGTTCCTTCGCCACCCGCACCGCGTCCACGGTCTCACCGAACGCGGAAACCTTGCGGACCTTCAGAATGATCCGCTGACCGTTCCAGTCCTCGATATAGGGCGTTCCGACCACCCTTGCGATCGTGTCGCAGTTCGTCTTGTTCAGGATCATCGGCTTGATGTCCTCGACGAAGTGGCACACGATGCATTCTTCTTTCCCGTTCTGGTTCTGGACGACCTCGTAGCTCACCTCTTTGATCGTCACGGTCTTTTCCTCACCCGGCTGGAACGCGTACGCGCCGAGGTAGTTCGGATTCGTCAGCTTCTTCCAATGCGTTTTTTCACTCATCCGCGATCAGCTCCTTATCTGCATATCCGGGCCATTCGCCCTTCGTCTTGCAATTGTGGTAAATTCCGATCAGTTCCCGGAACAGGTTCATTCCTTCCTCGATGAAGCCGCTGTCACAGAAGTACACGCGCACCGCATACGGCGCTTTCTTCTCCTGCGCCACGAATGCGAAGCGGTATTCGGTCAGCTCCGTCTGGAACAATCCTTCTGTGTACATGGCGGCCTGCAGCTTGTATCCGTACTGTCTGCAGGACCGCTCAAAATGCCCGTTCTCGCAGCTCTGCGTGGTCTTGTAGTCCACGATGTACTTCTGCCCCTTGTATTCGGTCAGACAGTCGGGACGGCACTTGCACGGCTCCCCCGTGACCGGGTCGTTCCACTGGATCGGCACTTCGTGTTCGCCGGTCTTGAGCAGCTCGGCAGCGGTCGGATTCGCCTTGATCGCCGCGTCCATCTCTTCAATCATCATGTAATCAGAAATGGAGATCGCGGACTTGCCGGTCTGCTCCATTTCCGTGATGAACTGGTTCCAAGTCGCTTTTCCGTCCTTCGTGCGGCGGTCGACTTCCGGCGCGATCGCGTAGTGCTTCCAGAAATCGTCCTGTTCCAGAATGTACTTGTGTGCAGCAGTCCCGAACGCAAGCGCCGGTGTTGCCTCTTCCGGATGCTCGACCGCGTACAGGTAATGCGCCGGGCTCTTCCGGATCTCCCACAGCTCCGACCGCCTGACAGCAGGTAATTCGTCGTAGGTCATTTGCTCCCCCTTTCAGATCTTCTTCATAATGTCCCGGATCATGCCCATACCGCTGTCCATGGACACGTTGACGTTGATATGCGTTCCGTTGGCGAAAAGCACCATGACGCTCTCTTCCGACTGTGTGATCCGACCGTAGATCAGGTTCACAATGTCCTGGCCGCCCCTGGTTGCCTTCAGCGTCTCGAGTAACAGATCGCAGATCTCCTGTTTGTCCTCAATAAATGCCATTGCTTACTCCCCTTTCTGTGATTTCGCTTTGCCTTCGCGTGCGAGAAAGTTCCTGATCGTCTGCCCGGTACAGCCAAAGTGTGCACCGATTTCGTCATAGGTCTTCCCCGCGTCCCGCATCTCCATGATCTTGTCGTATGCCAACTTGACCGCTGCCGGGCCGGCCTTCTTCGGTTCCGTCTGAGCTGGTTCATCAATGAAGTATCGTTCGGCATCGAAAAACGCCGTGTTGACTAACGACTTCGTGAACCTTGTTGCCAGCAGGATGTCTTTTCCTGCCCTGACTGCATCAGCCGCCTGATGGAATGTCAGTTCCTTCATGCTTCGTGTTCCCTCCTAACTTCATACAGCACGCCTTCCCGGATGACCGGCAGACGCGTTTCCTTAACTTCCCTTCTGCTTCTTTTCTTCTTCGGCTTGTCTTCTTCCAGCAGAGCCCCGACCCCCACCGTGATCAGGATCCCGACCATGACGGACATAAAATAGATCTCGATCAGATCCCACTTGGTAAGCACGATCAGGTCGACCATGGTCTGGGTGATGGAACCGATTAACAGTGCGCCGAAAAATAAGCCCCTCTTCTTCATTTGCGCTCCCCCTTTACTTACTTAGCTTCACTTAAAGTCACTTGAAAAACTTAACGATGTCTTCCGGTGTTGCTTTCGTCGCCTTGAACAGCAACCGCAGCTCCCCTGCCTTGATGCTGTCCGGGTCCTTTCGCCACCGATAAAGCGTTGTCGGCGGTATGCCGGTGACCTTAGCCAACTGCTTAACATTCAGCTGACCTGTCGGCCCGGCAAAGATGATGTCGCCCCGTCTTGCCATTCACTCACCTCCCTATTACTCACGTTTCGTGAGTGTCACTGGCAAAAAAAATAGCGTGCACAGGTACCCCGTAGTAGTCAGACAGCTTAATTTTGATGTCATCACGAGGGATTCTCTCTCCGCATTCATACATGGAGAGGGCCGCCGGACTGATACCAAGCGCCGCCGCTACCTCAACCTGCGACCTGTCGCCGCGAAGCTTCGTCAGGGTCTGCCCTATTGCTTTTCTGTCCACTTGCTCACCTCCTTTCATGCGATCTCCGCATGACTCTATACTACACGAATCGTGAGCGCCTGTCAACACGTTTTGTGAATATTACACATTGAATTTTTACACAGCGTGAATTATCATTTTATTAGAAATGGAGGATATGAAGATGGCGGAATTCAAAGATATGTTGAAGTTTTACCGCGAGGAAAGAGGGTTGTCACAGGCAGCTCTTGCTCGTGCGATCGGCGTGTCGCCCTCTACCATCAGCATGTATGAGGTCGGCAAGCGGGAGCCTGATTTTGAAACCGAAGAGATGATCGCCGATTTCTTCAATGTAAGCATCAGTAATTTGAGGGGAAAAAGCACCGAAGATACCGACACGATCAGGGTGCCGGTGCTGGGTAGTGTGGCGGCAGGTATTCCGATTGAAATGATCGAGGATATCGTAGATTGGGAAGAGCTCGACAGCAGGATCTTCTCTGCTGGATCCTATTTCGGACTCAGGATTAAAGGCGACAGCATGGCACCGCGTATTCTGGACGGGGACACAGTCATTGTCCGCCGCCAGGATGACGCGGACTCCGGAGAGGTCGTGATCGTGACCGTGAATGGAGACGAAGCGACCTGCAAAAGGATCCGCAAGCTCCGGGACGGCATCGAACTGATCCCGATCAATGCATCGTTCCCGCCTCTCTTCTTCTCTGCTGAGGAAGTAGCCGCGAAGCCCGTCCGCATCATCGGCAAGGTGGTCGAGCTCCGCGCCAAGTTTTAGGAGGTGATGACGAATGCCCACCGCCCGCAAGCTCCCGTCCGGTTCATACCGCTGCCGGGTCTTCAGTCATTACGTGATGAAGGATGGCAAAAAGCGCCCTGTCTATGAGTCCTTCACCGCTCCGACCAAGCGCGAAGCCGAAGCTGCAGCTGCCGCGTGGGCAGTCGAGCGCAAAGCAAGAGGTCAGTCCATGACCGTCAGCGATGCCGTGGAGCGCTACATCACCGCCAAGACCGCCGTGCTCTCCCCCGCGTCCATTCGTGGGTATCGCACGGCACAGCGCACGGCCTTTGATGATATCGCATCGGAAAATATCCGCGACCTGACCTCCGAACGCGTGCAGCTCTGGATTTCGTCTCTGAGCGCCACACGCGCCCCTAAAACGGTTCGGAATATCTACGTGCTGTTGCTGTCCGCCTGCAAGATGTTCTGCCCCGGAAAGGCCTTTAACGTATCTTTGCCGGTAAAAGCCAAATTGCAGTACAAACTTCCGACGGATGCCGACGTGCAGAAGCTCATCAAGTCCACCGAGGGCACGGAACTGTGGATTGCACTGATGCTTGCTTATTATTACGGACTCAGGCGCGGCGAAATATGTGCCCTGACCTCTGATGACCTGAATGGTGACCTGCTGACAATCAGCAAAGATGTCGTTGCCGATGAGAATAACATCTGGGTTGTCAAGCAGACGCCGAAGACGGCCGACTCATACCGCGTCCTGAAGCTCTCAGAGCCCGTTTTAAGCGTTCTGAAGGCTGTGGACGGTAATTATATCACCTGCACGCCAAACGCCCTTCTCGCGCGTTTTAGACGGGCTATAGCCAAAGTAGGAATACCGCCGTTCAACTTCCACTTATTGCGGCACTGCTACGCAACCAGAGCCGCCACGCTCGGAATCCCCGATGTCTACGTGGCGAAGATGGGCGGCTGGAAACCCGGAAGCCCGGTACTTAAAAGTGTGTATCAGAACGCCATGCAGGACGAACTGTTGCGGCAGATGGATAAGATGAACAGCGCTATTCCGTGACATATATCGTGTCATATAGATTACCATTTATGGTATTTTCTTACCATCGGTGGTAATTTCTTAACCAAAAGTGGTAACGCGGAATCCCGCATAATTACAATAAAAAACGGGGACCCTCAGAAATACTGAGAATCCCCTTGAAATGGAGTAGACGGGAGTCGAACCCGTACCTATGCCCTATTTTATCTGCATCGTAGAAGGTCGTGGCATATGGCGGGACGTACAGACTTCCATCTACTCTGTTTTTATGATTGCGCTGATGCCCGCTTTTTTCAATTCCGCAACCCTCTTCTCGGCGTTGGCTCTCACCGAATACGCGCCCGCCTGCACGCGGTACTGAGTGCCGACATTCTTGATGAACGCATCAGGAACAACACTTCTAACGCGTTGCAACGCCTTGTCTGCGTTGGACTTGACCTTATACAGTCCCGCCTGAACGATGTACGTCACCTTGACCGGCTCGGTCTTCGTCGGATACCTCAGGCAGAACCTCCACCCAAAGTCGAACCAGTTCGTGACCGCAATTTCGCCGCCCTGGTCTCCTGCCTTGCCATTCGCCGCGCCGCCCGTGGCCTCACCGCGTGCACCAACCAGCTGCAGCTTGCTGTTTGCCACCATCTCCACGTGCTTACCCGGGTTGAGTACCACATCGCCCGGAAGCATGCCCTTGCCGGTCTTCAGGTTGACGGATGAGGTCACGTCCTCGAACCCGGCCGCCAAGAACTGCTTCCGCATGGTAGCCGTGTACGCATCCGCCGGAATGGAGGTCAGGCCCGCCGCCCGGTACGCCGCCGCAACGAAGGAACTGCACGCGTAATCCGGGTTGCCGGTGCGGTGACCCTTCGTGTTGTTGTATCCGTGGGTATCATCAGCGGCAGTCTTCAGCGCCCACTGCACGGCTTTCTCTGGTACGGTCATGTCAGTCTTCACCTCTGTTTTCGGGTCATACTTGGTCAGGTCGTTCTCTCGGATCAGCTTCATGACCTTGGCGATGTAGCTCGGATCTGTCGCATACCCGCCCTTGCTGATGGCGGTAATGACCTGTTCCGGGTCGGTCATGCCGACAATAACCCTGTACTTATACCCGGCTCCGTTCTTCACGTTCCGCAGGAACTGCTCATAGTCTTCGATGCAGGTTCTGTAGTCCGGGTACGCACGGAAACTATCATTAATATAGATGGTCTTCCCGTTCACGACTTCCGGAGTGACCTTGACGAAGCTCTCACCGTTCCAGGTTGAGAAGGTCGACCACGTGGAGTTGATGAGGTCGGACTTCATACCGAGCAGGTTATTCCGCTCCACCAGCTCCACCGCGTCCGAACCGAGCCCATACCCGGTTTCGAGACAGCACTGTGCAATGACCACGGACGGCAGTATCTGCAGGTCAGGCCAGAGCTCCGTGGCGATCCATGCGACCTTAGTAATAAAGTCTGACTTGCTCGCCGGAATCCCGTGCGGCTGTGGGTTTTCGATCGGAATAGTTCCCATGATGCGCTTCTTGAACGCCGCCCACTTGCTCTCATCCATTACAAACGGGTTCGGGCAAATCTTGCCGTTCACATCATAGTGCCGGATGACATGGTGAATGTCGATGTCCAGCTCCTGCATCAGCTGACGGACAAGCAGGGCGGCAGATGCGACCGTGGCATCCTCAAAGTACCAGTCGCGGTCTGTCGCATTCATAGTCTTCGTGGAGCGCTTCCTGACGCACAGCTCAATTCCGATGCTGTTCTGGTTCATGCAGACACCGAAGAACTTATGACCGCCGGTTCCCTGAAGCCCGCCGCCGCAATGCCAGGAATAATAATTATAGTAGTCATTGGCTTGCCAGATATCGCCGGAATGCCCCACGAAGAAGTCCGCGCTGGCTCCAACATAGGTCGAGCCGTAGTACTCGCAATTCGCCTTTGCGTCACCCAGCGCGCCAACGTAATGGATGACGATATACTTGATGTCGGACTTGTTCCGCTTCAGCAGGGTGTGGTTGACGTGAATGAAGTTCTTATTAATCTTCAGTGACATCAGTGTCACCGCCCTTCTTGTCCCACGCGGATTTGAGCGCCACCACGATCGCGCCGACAAGCGTATCAATGCCGGTCAGCGTGGCAACGATCTGTTCGGAATAGGGAATATTCCAGATGTTGGCGACTGATGCCAGAAATGCCAGAACGGGGGTCAGAATAAGTGCAATCAGTTTCAAAGTGTCATAGGTCTTATTACTCATCGTCCATCATCTCCCCTTTCCAAATTCTTTACTCTTTCTTCCAGCGATATCAATCTTTCGCCATAGTTGTTGTGACTTCTCACCTCGCGGGTCAGTTCCTCCAGCTTGGTGTCCGTCACGGCTTGAGCAAGCTCCAACTTGTGGGTCAGGTCGCGCATCTGGGCCCGTGAATTGATGACGCACACGGCAATCGCCACGATGCCGCTGATGAGTGATGCTATTACCGTTTCCATTGTCATGCCTCCGTCCAACCGTACACGCCAGGCTCATACACGCAGTAATCTACCGCGCATACCCAGTGCTTCCCGTTGTGGCTCACCTTATCATCAATGCGGTACGCATCCTGTGCCCCCGTGGGCTGAACCCATTCGGGCCACTCGTCAAGGCTCACCACCGTCCACAGGGCGGGCGTTTTATCAGGCGTCCAGTCTGCCTGTGAGGTATGCGCCTGTACGCATCTGTAGAGCGTGGAGCCGTACCTGATACGCTCATCCACCGTGTAGGCCGTGCCGGACTTCCACATGGGATACAGCTCCACCGCATCCAGCGCGTCCTCATCCGTGAGGGATAGGGCGGCTTTCTCGATGTACTGCCTTAACTTTCTTGCGAGTGCTCTGCTAATCATTCGCCATCACCTCCAAGCAGGATATCAAGGATTTCCTGTGCTTCAGCTTCATCACCTTCTACGGGGATATCTGTCTCAGTATAAGCCCTGACGGCATCGGCGGGGTCAATCGCCTCTGCATAGTCTCCCTCTGGACTGCCGCCGTGAATGTAATAGCCACTATCAGAATATGTGCGGACAAACTGTTTTTCGTTGATGGTAACGGTTTCTGTCTGTATCATGGTGCTACCTCCTTATGTTGTGGGAATAGGCGTACCGTCTGCATAGTAGTTTTCATACTGACTACCTTCTATCTGCGCCCAAGTGATTGTCCCATATCCGTCAACCGTGCTCCAATTCGTTGCCGCTTTGTAATCATTCGCACTTCCCGTGCCAAGTTCGTCATAAAGCACTTTAGGAATATAGATTGTGCCACCTGTACCACCTGATTTAAAATGATTAGCAGTAGCAAACGCTGCCACATTTTCCAAACTAGTCAAGTTGGAAGTCCTGCGAAGAATGATTGTTGCGAGGTTTCGGTTGTTGTAGAAGTAATTTACTCGTAACTGATATACATCTAAATCCGCAATCTCCAAAGCCGTACACCCGTTGAAAAAGCCCGTGCCACCCTGTTGCGTCTGTTGCACAACAGCTACCGTCAGGTCGGTGCACTGGCCGAAGAAATTGGAAGAAACAGAATCAGTCAAACTTACATGGACTTTTCTTATCCCAGAACACCCGTAAAACAGATAGCCCCGATTGAGCGTACCACTTCCAACAACACTCGTGATGTTTTGGGAATAAGCAAACGCATATTCCACAAATGTCAGCCCAGTAATATCAACTTCACCAGCAGGAATTACACGAGAGGCGAGGTCTGCGAGTGAGACTTCCCCGCCCCCGCTGATACTCTCAATCTCACTGACAAAATCCGCAGGAAACTGTAAATCAGCAGTCCCACCCGTCTTCGCACGGATAGCATCAGCAACACTTGTCAGGTCACTCTCAAGCTGTGCAGAATCAACCAGTTTGTCTATCGCCATTTAATAAGCACCTCCCGTCCATGTAGCTAATGTCTGTGCTACCCATGCCGTACCGTTCCACACAAGAAACGCACCAGATGCAGGAGAAGACGGGGCGGCAATAGCCCCCACCTCACTTGCCGTGTAGGTCGGTTTCGTACTCGCTTTGGCCCAGCTGGGCACGGTCGGGTCGGTCTCGGTGATGGGATGCTCCTCCATGTACGCCTCGACAGCCGCCGCGATGTCCTCAGGGTCGACCGAGCCGCCGCTGTGGGTGTCGATGTAATCGATGAGCGCATCATACCACGCCTGAAGAGCTGCGGGGATGATGACATCGCCGGACAGCGAGGCCTTGACATTCGTGGCGAACATCGTGCTCTTGCTTAAGCCTTCCGCCCCGAACGTATACCTGAATTCACAATAGCCGATACCGGCATAGACCGTATCCGTTTCGGACACCGTCCACGTCATGGTCGTGCCGGTGGTCTCGGCTATCAGATACGGCGCAGGGTCTTTGCTTCTCTGATGGTAAAGCGTGGCGGTGCCGGTGCCGTACTTCTCCCGCAGGGCACTCAGATCAAAAACGATTTCCCGCGCCTGTTTTTCGCCCTGCCGACCGAGGTAGATTTCGGGCTGAACCGCCTCATCCGTGACTGTGATGTTAACTGTGACCATGGTTTTTATCCTCCATAGCGCTAAGTTTGTGTTCGAGTTCCTCAACCTTCGCGGACAGCTCCTGAACCGCTTTGGTCAGATAGCTGATAAGAACCAGGTTGTTTATGCTCTTATATATCGGATTGCCTTCCCTGTCAGTCCCGCCGCCGACCACAAGGGACGGGTCGAGCTGTTCAAGCTCATCCGCAATCACGCCGATGCTCTGGTGCGCTCCATGCTTCCAATCGAATGACCGCATACGGATCTGGTTAACGAAGTCCAGCGCGTTGACGTCCGTGTCCGTCACGTTATCCTTCAGGCGGATATCCGATGAGCTGACCGCGATGGTCTTGGTCTCGAACGAGCCACTGTTCCACTCCGCATTGATGGCAAGCGTGTTTGTGCCTGTACCGCCGAGCCACTGCACGCCTTGGTCGGCTACCTTGGAACTGCCGACGGGCACACGCTGGGTTGTGGAGCTTTCGTCCGCGCCGCAACACAAGAACTGATGCGGGACGTGAACCTTGAAGTCCGATGCGGAATAGATGATGTAGTTCGCGTTGCCCGCGTCGTACATGCCGATATTGCCCGCCGCGGATGCCACGAATCTGCCCTGCCGGTTGTACGTGCCGTCATCAATTCCAACATCAACCGTGTTGCCGTTGATGGACGCCCATGCTTGCCCGCTCTTCGCATCGAGCGCGCCGCCAGACAATCCGATATAATGCGTATCGGACGCAAAACTGGTAATGCCGTAACCAATCTTGGTCATGTAGTTTGAGAACCGGCTGTCAGTGAACTTCAGCTCTGCACCGTCAAGCTGTGCGGTCATCGTGCCCTTGGTGATTTTCAGGACATCATCGATTTCGGCGTTCTTCGTGTACAGCTTGCCAGAGTTGTTCACATAGAACATGTTGGAAGCCGAAGACCACGCGCCGCCCTTCGTCATGCGCTTAACATAGAAATTCAGGTAGCCCGGGTTGTTGTCACCCTTCATACCGACTTCGTATTCGTACGTTCCGTCATCCATCTGCCTGTAGAATGATGTCGGGTAGGCGTGACCGCCGTTTGCGGTCGTTTTCGCCGCGCACCCGGAATCGCCCTTGATGGTCTTGAATCCGCCGATTTCACCTTCGGATATCTTGGTGTAGCCATCGAGATTGATTTTCTCGGCTTGGATGAGCACCTCACCTGCGGACTGGTTGATAATGGATACCAGGTTATCTCCGTCGCTTACGATGGTCGAGATGTTGTCAGCGGTGCGCTGAATCTCGGTGTACTGACCCTGAAGACCGGTGACGCGCTTTTTGATCTGCGCCGTCTGCGCTTCCACCTCTTTGACCTTCGCGTCATCCGTCGGCGGTGCGGTTTCATTGCCCACGATCCATGCACGTCCTCCGGACACCCTGACCTGCACCGTATCGCCTTTCTTACAGGCGATGGTCATGGTCACCGGCGTTTCCGGAACACCGCCGGGAATGTGCACGTATGCGGTCGAACCAGAGACACGCACGACTTCTGCGCGGGTATCGTAGGGCTGCGTGCTCTTATCCGTCCGGATGGCCTCTGCTAACTTATCAATTCCGTTCATATGTCGCGTCCTCCTGAGTCGTGCACGCCTTGCCAATGGTCACAGACTGGTTGCCGACGCGGTACAGCCCCTGAATGCCGACGCCCGGATAATGGAGCCGCACAAGGTCGCCCGGGAACACGTCAGGATCGTACCTGCGCCGGTAATTGACCGTCCGCGATGGCGCTTGCAGCTCCTTCAGCCGTCTCTGCGCATACGCTGCGAGTGTTTCCCGGTCGCCAAGCGTGACTGACTTTTCCTGCTTCCAGATCTCTCTCCCGCGCGTAACCGTCGACAAGGCGCTGTCCGGGTCGTCGTCCCGTGCCTCTGCCGTGGAGTCGCCGGATACTACTCTCAGGCAGTTCGGGCAGCTGTACCAGTCATACGTGTGCGTCAGAACCGGTTCAATTGCGTCGCCCTCGAACACGTCAAACTTTGCTGATTCGGCAGCGGGCGGTGCCGAGATCCTGATTGAGCCGTCACCGGCAATTCGGATCTGCCAGCCGATGGCCTCCACGATCCGCTTCGCCATGGACGCGTTGCTCTCTCCGTCTTCGGCGATGACCGCCTCGGTAAGATCCGGCGCGTTGTCGGCATACGTGACCGGCGCGGGGCATATCCGCAGCAGCTCCGCAGCCAGAAGCGCGCCGTTTGCGCCCTCAGCCGCATAGTATCCGCGCGGCAGGAGAATATCTTCCGCCGGTTTAAGTACGCTGTGGCACTCGACGCGGTAGGACTTCGCCGTGCCGTTGATCTGTTCCGTCGGCGCTGAGGTCAGGCCCGTGAACAGCGGAACCCGCCCGCCGTCTCCTGACTGCCTCGCCACGAGGTACAGGCGCACCCACTGTTCGCCGGGATCATCGGTCATGGTAATATCGGCAGACGCGCCGCCGACGGTCCGGGAAATGGAACCGCCGGTCAGCTGAAGGTCGCCCTCATCGCGCCACGTCGCCGGATTAACTGTTTTCAGGAGGAAACTGGATGAATAGCTCGTTCTCCAATCCATTTAGCTCTCCCCCTCCTGTTCCGGACTGGACAGTGCGTTCCACTCTTCAAGCGTCATCGCCTCGAATCCGTCCGGATCAACCTTTTTGATGTCGAAAGTATAAGTAATTGCAATGCCCTTGTACGGTCTGTTCTCACTGACCTGCACGTCCGCGCTGAATGAGGAACCGTCCGGCGTGCGTACGTGACAGATACCCGCCCATTCGGCGAGGTCTCTGATCACGGAGATCTTGTTGTAGTTCCGGATCTTGACCGAGTCGCACGTGATCGTCAAGTCACGCGTCACACCCGGGTTCCAGGATCCATGCACGGAGCCGCCCAGGTAAACAGTCCTGGAGAAATCCTTAGACCATGAATTATCCAGCGTGTTGTTGCTGGGCAGGATCAGTTTCTGCCCGCCGAAGTCGATGATCACGCCGCGTTCGTCGAGGTAGTCGCCCGCTTCCCGGTCGAGATCCAGCCACGCAAGCCGCCCGTCAGCGGTGATGTAATCACCATATTTCGACTTCCTGACGATTCTGTGACCGCCAAGCTGGCCAAAGGCCGGATATGGATCAACATAGACCGTGCCGAACGTGCCATCTTCAAGGATCTTTTCCGGGCGGTCCGCAGACAGTCTGTACACGTCGAACGTGTCCGTCGTAGTTGCCGCATCCTCTGCCGTCACCCTGATCAGCGCGATGTGGTCGTTCGCATCGATATTGACCTGCGCTTCCGGAAGCCCCGGCTGAGTATCCCACGCTACCCGGAAACGCTGCGAGACGGTCGCCCGCTGCCCTAATTCATCCGATACGGTCGCTACAAGGTCGTAGGTTGCGCCGTCATCCAGCGGGCCGTTCAGATCCGCATATGCAATCGTCACAGCAGTTTCGCCGATGACCTGCGTGGAATAGATCTGCTCGCCCTCGTATCCGTCAAAGCGTCCATCGTCGGGCCGGTCGATGTGGTATTCTTCGGCGCGGACGATGTCGATGGTCGTTGTCCCGCCCGTGCTCGCACCCGTGGCGGTCACAGACCACGCGTCCATGCTCCTAAGCTCGTATTCGCCAGTTTCTTCATTAAGCGTTAAGCCCGTCGAGGTAAATGCAGCCTCGAGTGCTTCTGCTACCGTAATGCCGGATGGAGCCGACCAATCCGACGTTTTCCCGCTTTCGGAAGTAACGCGGACGCATACCAGATGGTCTGTGCCTGTCTCCCATTCCGGGGTAATCGCTACAAAGTGCGAATCGGTCGCATGCGCTAAGATGTCGCCGTAAGTGATCACATCATTTTCGATGGTCGCTTCGCATACCTCAGCGGATGCCTGCTCGGTTCCGTCGGTGCTGGTATAGTCCCACGAGATCGTCACGGACTGATCAGAGGTGATGACCGAGTTGCTGATCGCAATGGACGGGATAGCGGGCGGCGCGGACATGTCGACTTCCACCGGATCGCACCATGGACCTTCCGTGATGCCGTCGTCCGTTTCGCGGTTCAGCTTCACGCGCACCCAGTACTTCTTGCCCGTCTCGACCGCCGCAATGTTCCATGAGGTCGCGTTCTTGTCCGTCACCTCGTAGACGTTCGGCTCATCGGTGCTCTCCCATGCGTCTTCATGGTCAGACCATGCCAGGGTCGCGCTGGTAGCCTGTCTCCATGACCACTTCCACGATACGCGGATATGTTCGTCCACGACCTGCGCCACGACATCAGCGGGAGCCACCGGCAGAGAGGTGCTTTGCCATGTCCGCGTTGAGGTCATAGTCGTTGTGACCGCCACGCTTGACGGGGTCGTATCGTTGCCCGTGACCACATTCGTATAGGTTCCCGTTGCCGCATAGACGCCGACCGACGAAGTCACGCCGGATGTATGCGGAATATACACTGTCTTGGTCGTCGTTCCGGAAGGCATGATACCGACCGGCACGATGGTACTCGGCGCGGCGCTGTTCTTGTAGATGATGATCAGGAACGAACCGTTGACGTCGGACTGGTTTTCCGCGTTGACCGTAGCCGCTACAGCTGTAGCACTGGAAGACGCCGGGTCAGCCACGGACACGCTGGTAAGCACAGGCGGCGTCAGCCTGCCCTTCTGCGCGATCAGGACATCGCTGTATGCGGTGTTCTCATCGTGGAGTACTGCCGTTCTGACATACACGCACTGATCAAGCGTTACCGCGTTCGGCGCGTTGAATACGTGCGTGTCGTCCGAACCGATGGGTTTTCCGGCGAAGCCTTCATTCCACCCAGCGCCGCCCGGAACGGTCAGGCTATTGTCCGCCGGGGTCTCGATTGCGTACTCTGTCGTTACCGTATCGACCGGGAACTGAGAGTCACGCGGGCATTTGTGCTTAGATGTTATCTTGGTTCCTGCACCGACTGTGGAGCCGGTAGCAGTCAGGATAATGGGTTTCTTCGGCATGCTGTATGCATGACTGCGATACACCCACGGGCTGTATCCTGCCGGGCCGTAGGACCGAGCCCTGAACCATCTCACGTATCCGGCAGTCGCTGATGTTTCCGTGTATGTTACGCCCGTTTCCGGGTTCGTGCTTGTGCCGGTCACAGCATTGCTCCACGTATGATGCACACCATCGTTGGTGTTTTTGCAGGTTAATGTCTGGTACTGCACGCGCACGAATGGCTTCGCGTCGCTGTCTGATACGTTGACCGTCCACGTAAACCGACCTGCGTTGGTCTGACTTCTGGAATAGGTCAGCTTCGGCGTTGACGGGATCTTCGCCGTCCATTCCTTGTTTACCCACTCACTGACCGTCGGCGAATAGTTCACCTTGTCCTTCGTGTAGGCCTTGCGCTTGCCGCGCACCCAGAACTTCACCCATTTCGGATAGTCGGACACCGTGATGGAGTACGAGGTCGCCTTGAGGCCGATCTTCTTCTTCTGGACCTTCTGCCCCTGGACCTGGTAGTTGAGCCACTGTCCCGCGCCATAGTCGCTGTCGGCTATTTTCCAGCTGAATGTAAATTTTTTACCCTTCCGGGCAATGGTTAACCCGGAAGGTTTCTTAGTTACGTTCTTTGATGCCATTATGCCATCCTCATCTCGCGTCTCAGCGTCCGCGCGATCTCATCCGCAATGTCGGAAGCGTCCCCGCCGTTGATGTAGAAGTTATTGACCATGCCTCCGCTGTAGCGCTTGTCCATTTCATCCCAGAGCTTGTCCAGAGGCAGGACAGCTTCCGGCCCGCTCTCGCCGCCGATCGCACCGAACAGGGTGGGCTGGGTTAAGATACCGCCCTGTGCGAAATACGTGTACCCGGCAAGGCTGATGCTTGGATAGTCTACGGAAGACTTGCCGTCCGAAGACCGCGCCGTCTTCATGCTTGCGCTGATCACGGGTAAGTGCCCGTGGAGCGCCGGAAGCGACCATGAGAAATTCATCGCGCTGCGCATCGCGGACACGGCATTGTTGACCGCCACGCGTGCATTCGTCAGCGACCACGTGCCGACCGCCGGAACGGACAGCTTCAGGTTCGTGAAGACCGTCTTCATGGCGTTGATGGTCGTATTCGTGACGCGTGCCAGCTCTGTATATGACTGCGTGTCGACTACCGCAACCTTCAGCTTGACATTTTTGAACGCGTCTGCCATATCTCCGGTGGTCACCTCGACGGTATCCATCGCGTCATCAACCGTTGAGGTGTCAACCTCTGCAGTCTCTAACTTCTCTTCCTTGTTGCCGCCGCCGAACAGGCCTTTAATCCAATCCCATGCATCAGAAGCGGCCTGCTTTAAGCCATCGAATGCATCGGATGCGAGCTGACCGAAGTCGGGCCATTCGATTTCGAAAGAGCCGAACACATCCTTAACGTTCTGCCAGATCTCGCTTGCCTTATCCTTGACATTGTTCCAGACGGTGCTGACATCGATTGACGGCAGGTCGATCTTCTCGGTGAGGAAGTCCTTCGCGGCATTGAAAATGTCTTCTGCCGTGCCGGAAA